TGACTCGTTGTTGCTTGTAGAGCCAGAGAGAAGTTATTACCTAAAGATAAGTCTAGAGCGACCACATTAGTTACCACAGATAGTGCGGTTACGTTACCTATTTGAGTCTTTGTATAGGTATTAACCTGACCTAGACAAGCAATAGTGTCACTTATATCCGGTAGGGTGAAAGTTTTTATTGCCGTAGTGGGCCCGGTAAATTGCGTGAAAGCACTATTTGTACCACCGTATGTTGCTCCAATTACAGCCGTAAGATCCGCAGAACCATTAAAGCTATTACCATATATATTTCTAGCAGTGGCTAATCCATTGGCAGATATGGCTGTACCACCTATACCTAGGTATCTAGCGTCTGAGTATGTCTTATTCAATACTACATCACCCTGTGCAACTAAAGAACCGTTTACATATACTATTCCGTTAGGGCCACCTATGGGATCAAAAGAACCCGTTAATAGATTATACGTGGGTGAAGTCGAAGTCAGATAAGAATAGACATTTGCACTGGTACCGGCAGCAGTGATTATATTAGTTCCGTCTGGTGAGATGTTCACTAAATATGCCCCACCTGCAAGGGCAAAGGGGGATCCAGAAACAGCCGTTAGTGCTCCAGTGTAAATATCTCTGGAGAAAATTCCCATACCTGTAGATAGGCTAGATCCTGCAGTAACAACAAGTGTACCATCTGCCGTTATATTAATAGCAGAATGTGAAAGTCCATCGGCCACCGATGCCCCTACTGTTAAAGCACCCGTAGTGGGGTTTCTAGATATATTAGTAATATTACTTGCACTTGTATCGGTTACGTACAAATTGTTTCCATCTGGAGAGAATACCATACCCGCAGTAGTTGGCGTCACGGTTGCTGTCCCTAATGCAGATATAACACCCGTAGAGGGGTTGCGAGTAAATTCTGTTATAATAGACGTACCCGCACCAAGAACATATAGATTATTTCCGTCAGGGGAGGATATTGGCTTAATTTGAGACGCACCAGAAGCGAATGGATTCCCGGCCAAAGCTACCGCCGAACCTGTGGATGTATTTACAGTGTATCCTAGTACAGAACTCCCGTACACCATGTATACAGATCCGTTATCACCCGAAAAGCAAATACCTGTTGGGCTTACACCACCGGAAATGTCGGACCCAGCGGAAGTTAGAACACCTGTAGTAGCATTCCTAGTAAATCTAGCAAAGGCATTCGCACTCTGCATGGAGGCTACTAGCATTTTTCCATCTGGGGAGAGTGCTATACTATAAACACTTGCAGATACTGTCCACGGTGATCCTGCTATCTGGGTCAGCACTCCAGTTAGTGTATTTCTAGAAAATCCCGTAATACTAGACCCAGAACTAGTATAATAGTATAGACCATCAGGTGAGAGAACACTGTAATTTCCACCATTACCGTTAGATACAAATGGTGATCCAGCAACGGAATTAAGGGATATAGGTGCCGCTGGTTTGTATCCTACTTGGAAAGCTGTAGGATCTAGTTCAAAATAATCCTTTGTTGCCAAAGATATACCTAATCCACTACTACCTGTTTCATATAGACCACTAGTTGAATCCGAAGCCAAGGGGAAACTAGGTAGAGCTGCTGTTCCCCCTATACTTGCAGTTGTTACACTGATAAAAGTAGAACCATTATAATAGTATATAGACATTCCGACGGGAATAGTTGCTAGTCCATTAACCACTAACGGGTAACCACCTGTTGTTTGATTATTAAAAATAACCATATAAGGATTGCCAGCATTTGCCTGTGTTAGGGTCAGGGCACCAGAGGCAGTCAAGGCACCAGTTACAGTTACCGCATATACACCCGTATCATCAGTAGCCCCAGTTCCTGCATTCGTAGTCATAACTACACTAAGTATTTGGGTGACGGCGTGCCAGGTTCCATCTGCATTTAGGAATTCACCTAAATGGCCAGCAGTAGGTGGAAGTGTTGAACCGCCAGGAACAAGAGCATCTAGTTTCGCCTTATCAGCATTTGACATAAAACCGTCAGATACTCCGGATATAACTAGAGCATGGGCCGCACCTCCAGACCCCACGTGTGCTATGGGTGCGAAGTCTCCGTAGTTATTAAGGGCTGCTGTACCCAACCCTAAAGAAGTCCGGGCCGCAGCAACAGTAAGTTCAGCTAATAGCGTCAAGCCGAAGGCTCCAGCGGCAGAAGTATTTATTTTGGCATTTAGGGCAGATTGCAAGTCAGTCTGAGAAGATAAAGTTCCACCTATCCCTCCCCATACCTGATCTCCAGTATTAGTACCCGTACTCGTACCGCTACCAGCAGGTGCACCTACGTCAGATGCAGTTACAGTAATATTCCCTGATAAAGGATGTCCGTTTACAGTCTGAGTTTTAGCTACCAATGTGTTCTGATAGTTCTCTAGTGTCCCTCGAGTTATACGCAGAGCGAAACTATCCCCAACAGTATATGCCTGGGCTGTTGTCCCTTCTTGGGCCCTTACTACTGTAAGTGTGTCCCCTGTACGCGCCGTTACCATAACTATCTCGTAAGCGTACTCTATACCACTTGATATTTTAAACAGCGTACCTAGAAAATAGTTTACGGTAGGGGTTACTATAGGGAAAGAACTGCCCGTACCCGCAGTAAGATTTATCACGGTATCTGTCACTAACACAGGTGTAGATACTTTACTTACGCCATTATTTATAAATAACTGAATCATTTTATAGTCCTTTTATGAACAATTTATCAAACCTAAGTTGGCGTCTAACTACTTTCTATTAATTTCTCCAACTACTTATGATATACCCACTAGTATCCACTATATATACACTGTTACCATCTGGGGTCACGGATATTAGGTATTCATTATTGCTATATCCAGGTACTGGTAAATTTGCAGAGGTCATAGCAATAGGTCCAATTGTCTGACTTGCCGATACCGTATAGGTGCCATTACCGCCAGTACCAGTACCAAGTGCTGTTATTCTCTGGCTAAGTGTAACAGAGGCCCCGAGTAATATGGACCCTACTCTCAGTATACCTGTCAACATATTAGTAACAGTAAGTGTAGTGCCAACAGTCTGCCCCGTAAAAGACGCGGTTACTAATGGTGTTAGTTGTCCAGTAGATAAATCCCGTACATACTCAAGAAAACCCTCAGTGTCAGTAGAATTACCATATACATGTTTTCCATCCGGGGATATTACTAAACTAGTCACTGAATAATTGTTGGTCTGAATAAGTGGTAGAAAAGATGTTAATAGCCCAGTTGTTGTAGACCTAGTATACTGCTGTATACCCGCACTATACATATTCTTTCCGTCTGCTGATATTACTAGTCCATATGCAGATCCAGAGGAGGCAGAGATAGTTGCCGGGGATAGCGGGGACAGTATATTAGTACCAGAATTTCGGGACATCATGTATAGGACAGAACCTCCGATGGAATATACAAAAGCCCCATCTGAGGATATTACTAGTAAGTTCGCAAGAGATACACCTGTGTTAAAGGACCCAAGATATGTTGGAATTCCGGTAACTGTATCTACAGTAAATTGTAGGACACTAGATCCAGTCGGTATGTATAAACCTGTTCCATCTGGAGTTATAACTGGTATAGACTGCGTGTAAACTCCACCACTAGTATATTGAGAGAATGTTGCCGATAGAGCCCCAGTTGTAGTATTCCTAGAATATACGCCCACGGTTTGAGTATTATTGTTGGAGAAATATACAAACTTACCACTGGGTGCCACTTGACATTGTCCTGGGGAGCCTAATCCAGTTGTAACATACCCAAAATATGTCAATGCTCCTGTAGTAAGATCCCTATTATACATAGAAATCGTATTATTGTTACCCGTAATATACACGTTTTTACTATCGGGGGAGACTGCTATATGGTACCCTACTGCTGGCCCTGTTGACCCTGCACCTGGTGCTATTACATATGGGGATCCCTCAAGCAATATACCCGTATTAGGTTTCTTCATCCAGTAATGACCACATATTACTGGTGACATTATACAGTCCCCACTAAAGTAAACCCTATATCGGCTAGGTTATTATCGGGGGAAGCGGGTGCAACCACAGTTAAAATGTCACCAGGAACAAAATAAGTAGCTGTTAAAATAAAAGTTGCCGTCGTTGCACCAATTGCAAAGTTCATGGTTCCAATAGAGACTCCATTTTTATTAATTGAAATGGTAGTGCTTGCTGCCGCCGCGATGCCAGCAACACAGGAACTACCTAATAAATTGGCAGGCAGTGAAAAGTCTCGGACAACAGCAAAGGTTAATAGTGTTGCGTTTGCAGCCGGTGCCCCAGTAGATCCTCCGGCTATATCATATATAGCAGCGACACTAGACGAATGGAGCCCTAAATAATAGACTATCCAAGTTGCCCCAAGTGTAATAGGTGTCACTGGAACCAAAGTCTGTCCGGACAGACTGAAATTAAGTGCTGGTACTTGAACTGAACCATTTATTGCAAATATTATTGCTGTGGATAATCCAGGATTGTATGTTAGGTTGATAGGTGTTGCTGTGCCATCACCTGTACCTACTTGCACAGGTAGTAGATTAAACTTAGGGGGTGTACCTCTATATGTTGCCATTATTTATCCCTCGGTAATCAGATATGTGTTACTAATATTAATAAAGTTCAGCCCAACTATAAAGCCCGCCACCTCCGCTTGTTACGTAGTAACCGACACCCGGTGGTACTATCCCAGCTACAGTATTCAGGGTAAAATCACTACCCGCGTCTGTATACCCCTGAGAAATAAGAACCCCATCTATTACTAGGTTTGGGTTAGTCCTATTACCACCACAGGATACGCTTACTTGTATAGGTACACCATGACTATTGTAATATCCGTATCCTAAGGACCGCTGCACAGTTGGGCTTAACATATTATGCCAGCTTTGACTTACACCTATACCCGTTGTAGTTACAAGTGGGGTGGAGTACCAGCGGGTTAAACCATTTGAAGTAGCAGAGTTTCTAGTCCCTACACCGTTAAGTGTAATAGAAGTTGCTCCAGCTGTATCAAATGTATCAGAACCCTGACTAATTATAGATACAGAATTTCCTGTTCCGTCCACCCTAACAAAGTGATAAATAGCAGTATAGCTGGATACAGCTAGCGGGAGAGTAAGAGTAATAGCGCCTGCAGTAGCATCTATCTCAATCAAACCACATTGGGCTAGTGACAGGGAGCCCGACGCAGTTATTTTTGAAGAAATCTGGGCTACTCCATTTTGAAGTTTTGTAGCCGGTATTGTATAGTCGGGTATATCAGTCCCCCTAATTATAATAGTGGGTTGCTGCAATCCACGATAACCATCCATTTTCTAATCTCCTAATTCCATTAATTGCGTTCTGCAATATCCAGAGTACCCGCTAGCATACCCGCTACATTTGAAGTCATATAAACTACATCCCCGGGGAGTAGGGCCATTTTACCAGTAGGCAGTGTGGATCCGTACGGGACAGGTAAGTCCTTGTCCCTAACACCATAAACACCACCACGCAGTATTTCTATAGTAACGGTATAGGTCAATTTATTAGTCGCGTCCAGATTTGCCACTCCACCATTAAAGATAATACTGGAGGTTATACCGACACTGGGAGCCGAGTAAATTATAGTTCTGGCGTTTGATATTACAACCCCCACCACACTCTTCAAAGTTGAAGCCATGAAATCTACTCCTTTAGTCTATTAATTAAATTACATACAGTAGGATATTAATCACTTCCGAATATCAAGGTGTTGATGAAAGCATCATCCACAATATTAGCTATGGTTGAGAAAACACTGAAATTAGATTGCAAAATTTGATAGGTATCGCCTGAATTTGGGGAAGTGTTGAAAGGGTCTAGCCACGTTATTGAATTATTACTACTAGACTGTATCACCCTGCTGTACCCTTTCAAAATACCGCTGGTCATCTGTAGTATATATTTTCCGTTTACTACCCCGCTAGATACCAATAAAGTTCCAATACTAGAAGATACTATAGTGTTAGTAGTTGTTCCTGTCTCACATGCACCGGACACACTCACCACTTGATGAGAGGGGAAACCCCATAGATAATCGTTGTCTCGGATACAGTAAATTATATTTAGTCCACCATCATCAGTTTGACCTATCTGGTAGGCATTGGTCTGAGCCAATACAGGAGGAGGTAAGAGGGACAACTTTGCTACTATTAGAGATTGCGCTAGGGCTACTTGGGTTACTGGGAAATTTATAATAGCCTGTGCATTGGCTATTGTTAGATTAACTGCAATACTTATGATGTTACCACTAACACCGCTAGTCTTAGACTGATAGTTGGGTAAAGACGCTAGTGCGAATAAAGTCTTACCTATTAATGAGGTAGAGGCCAATGTTTGTGTGTTATTTACCACATATACACCAACCCCACCTGCTGTCCCAGATGTTTGAGATACTATTACTGTTCCAGCTGCTATTGACGTCCCTGAAAGTGTCTGACCTATTACTATAGTTCCAGAGGTTATTGAGGATACCGTCAAATTCGTAGTTGATATGGATCCGGTAAAACTAGATACGGTACTTAAAAATATACCAACTTCCCCATAACTAAAGTTACCTATAGTAGTGTCCATATACAGTGTATACTGAACCGTGTTGGGGTCAATAACAGCATAAGTTAGCAGAGGTCCCGAGTACAGCTCGTTACCATGGAGTGCTGTATCTAATACTGTAGGTGAATAATTGTAAGCAGATCCAACAGAAAAAGTGGCTAAATTAATTGTTGTTGCGGAAGCTAGTGCATAATTAATCGCCGCTGTTCCTGCATTAGTTAGGGTGAAGTTCAAAATTTACTCCTTAAGAAGACATATCTCTATGATATATAATTAGCGATAATGGATATTATTAAGCTAACCAGTTTCCGTTCACTTCTATATTGATGCCAGATCCGCCGGTACCCACGCCTGTTACTGGTGAAGTGTATGGAGTTATAATAGTGGTTACACCCGCCATATTAACATTAAGTGTGTCTTCGACCGGGCCAAAGAATGGAGTAATGATTAAAGTCTCATAGGCCATTGATATGCCCATGTACATAGTCCCAGCAGCTTTAGCTAAAATCAAATTCAATAATAAGTTTATGGGTGCCATTGTTTTAAAAACTGGACCAAGCAACTCTATTTCAGGTTGGTTAGTTATTACTGTCTCATAGTCGTAACTGAGATTCATTTTTGTTGTAGGGTACCATGTACCTCCTGCCCAAACAGGCGTTCCTATAATTGGGTCACCCTCTTCGTAAAAATGCACATAATCTGTTGTCCATAACAGAGCACCCGATATATCAGCGTTTAAAATGTAGGATATATAGTCTAAGAAGTATCCAGACCCTTTCTCTGTGTAATACTGGCCTAGAGAATCTATTATTCTATGTAGATCGGTATTTAACTCCTGATCGTATACTAAGTTAGAACCAGGGAGAGAGAAACCCTGTAACTTTAACTGCTCAACCATAAGGCTGGATTCTATACCTAATAAGTCGGTAAAAGACCTTATTTCTTCGGTAGCATACGTATCTACTAGGGTTCCAGTATAAGGTTGAACTGTATATCGGTCACGAGGGTCTTCAAGAAAGGCAGAATCATAGGAGTATAGGTCTTGCAACCCACGTAGCTTTGAGAGCAGCCTAGTTGGGTTATCAATAGTATCTACGAATACGGCATCTATGGCATCGCTAAAGTCTATCCAAACTTGCGTGTCTAGGTAAGGTGATAGCAGCTTTTGTCGTGACATTTTTATATCCTAGTTGAATATAATAGATTGAGCGATAGGTTTCCTAGTACTGGATAGTGCAGCCCAGTCGTATCTAAGGTGGGGACTGCTCCCGATGGTGTTATAGAACCAGTGTCTATAAATGCCCCAGTTGTTGTATTCCCTATAAAAGCCTCTGAACCCAATATACGACCGTATACATTTAAACTCAAAGCGCTGGGGGGTAATGTAGCTATCAATCGAAATCCACAGGTTACATAACTAGCTATTAAGAAAGAGGACGGCAGTGTCTCGCCTGCGGCATTTGTAGCCGATACTAGATAGCTGTATGATCCAGGCGGTAGAGTTCCGACGGAGGTTGGTCCATACTCTTGCCAAGTTATAGAGTTTATTCCAGTATTTTCTATAACCGTTCCACCAGAAGTCAGCGGCCAAGTGGGCTCTACACCGCTGGTTATACCACCGGAGGGCCCTACCGCTATTGCTTTATAGATGTGGGCATTAGGGGTTGTTGGTGTAACAAAACTATTAAGAGCCTGAGGTGTTGCAGTAACCCAAGCTAGAGCATCGGTAGGAACAACTTCTATAGAGGGTTTAGATACATCGCTTATAATATCCGTAGTTGGGTTAGCGAGAAGCACATAGTCTACACTATCGGAGCTTGTTTTAATTATATCAATTATATCCGACAAGTATACCTTCTTGCTTATAATCCCGAGAGTTGGAGTAAAGAAGTTGCTAAGATTTTGCATTATGGTATTCTGAACAGCAATTAGGTCTATACCTTGCAAACAAGCTACAGTAGCATCAATATTTATTACAACGGGTATTGGATCTTGACGATAAGCCCTTACACCATAAATAGCCTTAGTCCTCAACCATGTATTAAAATTATTCCAAGTTACCGTAGCCCAACCAGAAGCAGTTATTTGTGTGGACGAAGTTGATTGACTTATACCTACCAAGTAAGTTCCAATACCACCTGTACCTGTTATTAACTCGGTTATTGTTGTACCTATTGTAACTCCAGTACCAGATAGATATTGACCCACAGCTAGAGATCCAGAAGTGACTGCTGTTACAGTCATTGTTGTTCCAGATATAGAAGCTGTAATAACAGCAGGCGTAGCTGTGGTCAGAAGACTTACCCTAACTACGTTCATAAAATCTAGTCTAGTCGGGGCTAAGTCAGCTTGACCTAGTATATTGGCATCAACTACGCCAGGGTAAGTAATAATCATTGATTGCCAATCAGCGGGAATAACAGCCCTATTATTAGCTGCATACAGTAGTGGCCCAACTGTTTTATAGCTGGCTGTAGGTACTTCGTCAGCACCACCTATCAGAGCCCCAGTAGCGGAACCAGATATAAAAGATAAAGAAGGGCACGTCACAGAGGATGAATTAAATGTACTGTTATTACCCGAATACCCCTGAGTAAGGGTATACGTTAAATAAATATTATCTCCTGGGAGAGGTTGCGTTCCAAATACGCTAGAACCAAATACTAATTGCAATGCACCAGAAGATAGTGTCTTGTCTTGCACAGCATCCATTAGCCGATAATGCCATAGATTCTCGTCTACAACAGGAATAGGTACAGTAAGATTGCCCGTAGCCTTATTTATGCTACAAGTAACATCCACGTCTGATACGGAGAACCCTAATTCGGGTGTAGAATAAGTCTGGAAATCCCCACCCGGGGCAGGTAAAACCTTAGATATTACAGTACCCTCATATAGAAAAGCACTGATAGTAGAATATCCGGCAGCAAATATAATACTATCTCTATTGAATAGTTGCGTTGTACCCGAACTAAATTGCGTATACGCAGGGATAATATAGGAACTGCCGACAGATCCAGATCGTGTCAGCAATACAGGGGCAGCACCTGGGGTCTTTCTACCTATACGAACCCCTAATGTACGGACTATAGCGTATATACTAGAATCCAGTCTAGCATTATCAAGGGTTGTTTCTTGTAGAGCCCGTTCTATAGCAAACTGATCGTTGGCTCCAACAGCAGCCACGAATTCAAGTAAAGTTTCACCCGTACCCGTCGTTAGTAAGTCTTTCCATGAATTTTTAGTAGACAGGAGATTTTGTAACTGAGCAACTAATCCGGGGAAGTCAGGCTGAACTCTAGATAGTTGGATAAGAGATAGTGGAGAATAGGCTAGAGATAGGGTAGCCCCTAGTCCAGACCCACCTGTGGTAACTACTGGATTCAGTGGTGTTATAGAGTATGCACCCGCATCGTATAAGGCGATAGATGTTATATTTGATCCAGATACTGAGGTAACAGTAACCTGTGCAGGTGTAGGTACTGTTGGATTTAGATATTGGGCGGACCCTAAGACTACTGTTAGGATATCACCGACTTTATACCCTACACCAGGGTTTACTACAATTCCAGTATTAGCTTTATATCCTTGAGCCATTATTTACTCCTCTAAGCTCTTGCTGACATTGATAGGCTACCAACGATCCCAGATTGGATAATTGTATAGGCAATTTCTACATTGTATCCAGTATTATCAGACAATGCAGATACTCTAGTATTTGCAGAGTCCAACTTGATTCGTGGTTCCCAGCGTTGTATTGCCTGAACAACACCCATTTCTATAGATGTGGCGGTTATCGCGTCTACTGGCTCTTGCAGCATCTCATACAGACGGCTACCATAATCACGCTGCCAGGGTCTTGTTCCGACTGGGCATTGTAGTATATTCTGGATGCTGTTATTTATATCGTCCATACCAGATAGCAATTCCGGTTTTGCATTTATCCCAAGATTTGAATTTATATCAAGATACATGATGTCCTCTTATTAGGCTATAGTGCTAGTGACAGTACCACCCTGAGGGTCAGAACCAGAGGCTTGGGCGTTCGTTTTGATTTCGTCAATTACCCCTTGGCAGAATGCTAAAAGTGCCTCATTGTGCATAGTGGTTGCTCCTGCCGAACTACCGTCAGAATTTGCTATCGCTGATAAATTTGCTTGTATCCTTGATACCATTGAAGATGCAGACATTGCCATGATTTACTCCTTATAAACTTGTTTTTACAGTGCTAGAGAATTGTGGATGTGGTGCACCTGTGAAAGAGCATAGGCAAGTACCGTTCACTACGCCATTTATACTACCACCACCACCGTCAACAGTCACGTTAGCGCCTTTAATAGTCGCTGACCCTGTTACCGTAATGTTGCATGTTCCGCTTACATTTTCAACAAGGTTGTTATGTATAGTAACTGTTAAATTACCAGAGGCGTCAAAGTCATACTTCGACCCGCTAGAATGTAATATCTGTAGCTCCTTAGTAGTTGCATCGTCGAATACTAATAAACCACTAGCTGTCTTAAAACCACGTCTAGTCGGATAGTTTACTTCGAGTTCTGGAACTAACCCACTTTCAGCAGTAAGTGTACCCGAATACATTGGATATTGTGTTTTACCCTGCTGGAATATAATATATATTAGACTACCAATAGAAGGAACACACATATCATTTATACCTACCTGTGCTCCCTGACCTCCGTTAGCATTAGGTATGGCCCAAGGTAAGTCAGACTGAGCATATCCGTCAAAAATCTTAGGTATTGTAACCCTTACCCTCTTCAATTTCTTGGGATCATTATTATCTACTACTTTCCCTATGAAGTAAAGTCCAGCATAACTTCTAGATTTGATATTGTTTGGGTTTGATAGACCTGACATTTTATTTCCTTTATGCTTGAGACTTCGTTCCTGCAGGGTCACTGTTTTGACCTACTGACCAAGCCTGAAATTTCTCGTAGTAGTTTGCACCTTGTATAAATATTACTTTTGCCCCAACAACATAGTTGCCACTATGAACTGGGTCTAGATCAGGACTACTTTGAGCATTAGCCTGAGGTACAAGAACCTTACAGGGGTCAAGTATATCTAAGTCTGACATATAAATGGACATGAACTCTATACCCTGAGTATACAGACTACTCAGCCTATTATTCTGATACTTGGCTCTTTGGTATTTAGTATGTGTTTCAGCACCTATGATAATTGGGCTTACTTCTATTTGACCGTCCTCCGTAACGCCTTTTACACCCTTGTGCATGGCTAAATCGTTAGACACCCTTTTTACATTAACAGAGTCCTCAACACTGATTACGGAATCCTGTATAACGAAACTATGCCCATACCCAGTAGAGGAATTCATGAACCCAGAAGAAGTCAGGATACGATGATCTACTATAGGTATGTAATTCTGAGTATATCCTGCATAGCTAACCTTGGGATTATTTACATGTGTATAAGCCTGAATATTTTTATATCTTATCTTCCCCGTCAAGGTGGTTCCGATCAAGAATAGACTATTCTCATCCAAGTAAGCATGTGCAGTTACGTTCCTTGCATATAGGCAGTACCTAGAATTATCTGTTGTCCATCGCTGATAATCATTACTTGGATCTACTTCTACAGGTATGTTAAACTTCTCACCTATTTTAGATATTACGTCAGAAGAATTTCCAGTTAATGGTACAACCGCTGGCTGCTGTAGGAAAGCAGGGTAATCATAATAAGCATAAATGTTGTACAGATTTACTGGACCCTGATTAGTTATCTTTATGGTAAAGACTCTAAAATTATAGGAGATGGTTGATGTGGTATCCTTGCCAAGTTTGATTTGTATTGAAGTCCCATCGGATAGAGTTATATCTGATTTCAAAAGATTATAGCTGTCAATTAGCTGGATATTTAATACAGGTAAATAGTACTTCATTGTAGTTAATATCTGGCAATGGGTAAAGCCGTTCACTTCTATAGGAAACTCACGGCCCCCTATATAGACACCTAATGCCATCCTATTTTCTATAATATACACTTGGGACTCCTTGGTTACACACCTACAAACTGGCCCTGTTGATGCGTAGTATTTGTAACGGATGTAATAAAATCTAAATCCCCTACATTGGGGATTTTGATAATCAGACCCACGTATAAGTCTACAAGTGGATTGACTATGCCGTTTATGTAACACAGAACCCACCAAAGATCGGAGACCCCATAATATTGATAGCTTATTGCATCGGGTAAGCCAGCATCCCTTTCAGTAACTTGATGACTCTTATATACTAGGTTATCTATAGGGAGGAGAAGGTAGGATGCGGCCAGTGTGTCCAGCACAGTCAGGGCCTTATTTCCATTTATGTTATCTACCTGAACAGTAGGTATAAAATTGCTACGATCATATTTGCTAGGAGTAACTGCCATATCTATCCACCTGAATTGGTTGTATTAGACCGCAAGAATATATCTTTCAAGTCATCTGCGATTGGTGTCCAGTAGGTGCTAAAAGTTAATGATACGGAGGCTTTAAGCGGGCTACCGTTTGCATCGAGAACAATATCATAGGTGCTACTTACGTTCTCTATAACCACATTACTGAATCTAAAATAAGTCCCTATCTGAACCATAGTCATAGATTTCATATTAGTAAATGATTCTCTAACCTGGTCAAAGAATTGATTTACAGCCCCCACACCCGCAGTTATAGCATCTGTAGCAGCATAGGTACTTTGCGCGGAAGCGACAAGTTTTTTAATATTGACAGCACCATAATTAATCTTAGGTCCCGGTGGAACCAAAAATACACTATTAGGGTCAGCAGGGTCTTTCTTTCTAGGCATAGACAACTGCGTTAGTGCCATTATGGGTTGCGTAATATCTTTATCTGGATCTGTATTGGCAACAAATACTAGTGGCAACATGATTGATACGGGTTTAGAACCTACCCACATCTGTGAAGTCATAGCCTGTGTTAGAGAGCTCCAACCAGATAAAGTCAAGGCTGCACCTAACTTAGAACCATTACCTATTATACCTTGAGCAAAGGGTGTATCATAGTCATTCGCTATTGCCATTTCAAAATTTTCTGGCAGGTATGCGTTTATATAAACCTTCTCATCTGAATTTACTATATACATTTGATACCCAGGATTAGTATCAAAGGTCAAACCCTCCGAGGGCCCTTGGTTATATCCGTTTAGTAGGGCTAAATTATTCCCCATAGCTGGAAGATTAGCTCCAGCTATGCCGCCTCCACCTAGACCAACATTTTTAAGCTGCCCAGCAATAGAGGTATTTACCTGCGTTTCTACCTGAGATATTCTAGACTTTATACCTCCGGTAAACTGCGTAAAATCAAACGTCATGGTTTTTCCTTATAGTTGGCTATGACACTGTACCCTGCATTAAAACAACTAGACCTAAGTCATCTACATAGAAGGGTATATCAGACATAGATGTTTTATTTGGGACAGCTTGTCCAGGTCCAGAAGAAACAGGTGCGGCGGAAGGTGGAGTTATATTAGTTATATTAGATGCTATAGATGCCCTCTCTATCGGGGCACTCATGGGAGTAGCTGCCCCAACACCACCTGCTCCAGTTAGCGAGTCTGGGTTTGCACCATTTGCCAACGCCGCACTATACCCAGAAGCTTTAGAACCTACGGATTTATATAAGGTTTGATATACCTCATCTGCCGTTTTAGCCCTCCCTGTGGCCTTGTCATAGAAAATGCTAGGATTAGCAGCAGCGGCTTGTGGAAGTATGGAAGCTGCGGATACGCCCGTTCCACGCGCTTTATCTAACTTAGCTGCCCCAGAAGTTCCTAGGAAGTGAGACTCATACATCTCCGTTGGTGTTGGCTGTCTTCCTGTCCGTGCAGTAAAGTCCGCCATATTATCTTTTGTCAATAGAGCAGCGGCCAGAGCATTATCAGCAGGGTTTAGTTTAGATGGGCTGTGCATCCCAAAAGCGAGTGGGTGACGGCGTAATACATCCTTCCAAGTTGAGTCAGTAAACTGAAATAAACCCGAAGCCGAAGTCGTACTTGCCTTAGCATTTGGATTAAATCCAGACTCTTGTTTAGCCATAGCTAACATAAAACCCGGATCTACACCTACCTTCTTAGCAGCATCGGTTATAGTACTTCCTACAGTAGTATTGTCCACTCCGGAGGCAGCACTAGCACCGAAGACTTTATCGCCGGCCCATTGACCTAGTGCGTGTCCCGCACCTTCTGCTTTATTGCTCAACCACGTACCTGCGGCTGCCCCCATAGCCATACCAGTGGGGCCTCCGACTAATGCACCTATAGACCCCATAGCACCTTGAACAACTGTTTTAGCACCAGCTTCGGCTCTATCACCTGCACTGCTATTTGGGTCTAAAAGTTTAGTCATGTTCTTCACTGCATTTATAGCAGTGTAGGCTAGAGCAATACCAGCACCTACTGCTTTGATAGCCGTAAATAGGCCACCTCCTCTTCCGAATATAGATCCTATTGTACTAACAAGTCCACCTATCTTCCCTGTGAAACTCTTAAACAATCCACTCACCATTCCAAATAAACCAGTACTATCATCCTTAGAAGACTTGATGTGTCCTAGGGCTTCTACTATAGATTCATTTCTTTGATCTTCTTTGTCGCTAATATCTTCCTGACTTCTTTCCTGTTGAGTAAAGAAATCTTTAGTAGGTGTATTGGTAGAAACTATAGCCAAGGAAGATGTTGCGTTCTTGAAGAAGGATAGGGCTGACTTTAAATAGGTCTTAGAATCTTTACGCTCATCGGCCTCTTCCTTCTTTAGCTTCTTACCCGCTAGCCCATCTCGCTCATCCATTGACCTATTCTTAAATATACCGTCTGCAAGGGCGGCTATTCCAGATTTGGTCTTGGACTCTATATCTATTAAATCATCTAATAACAAAGCAAGAGGAGCTGCTGGCCCGAGTAGAGATACTAGTCCAACTTTAGCACCGATACCTGCAACAGAACCAGTAGTCTCGGCTGTCTTAGCGGCTGTAGAAGAGGTTAGTTTCTCTAGGAACTTTTCTTGCTTTCTATCTTCTCTAGCTTCTTTTTCTCTGTCCTCTCTCTTCTCAGTTTCCCTATCAGCAGCCGACTTACCGCCCGCTGACTGTGGTACTTTAAGAGCCCCTGTTGCATATGCCCTATTAACAGTAGCTATAATCTTTGCAAGAGTATCTGGGCTTAGATCCTCTTTTGCCAGAGAGCCTTTAGTAACACTTAAATTTAATAAAGCATTCCTTTGTCTTATAAGGTTCTTATCGGCGTTTTCCCCCTGCTCCTTTACCTGCTTACGTAAAGCTGTTAGAGTCTGGGATATTTCAGAACTCATGGAGTCTAGACCCTCTTTTAAAACTTGAGCGTCTTTGCTTTCCTTCTTATTTAGGTTTAGATAAGCTTTATTAAATGCCATGATTTACCTCTGTTGAGAGTTTTTATACGTAGTCACTACTCACCTTATCTGACTCGTTTCGGTTTTGCTGCTGCCTCCTGTTTCCTCTTCTCCTCTAAAATATCTTTTGCTAGGAGAGAATTCATATGAAAGAGCCAGCGAGCATCGGCATCAGGCGGAACTAAAATGTGCAACCGCGAGGCCAAACTATACTCTATGTCAATAAGGCTGTCCTCAGTGTACGACGGGAAAAAAGGCCAAGGCGTCTATTGACTGGGTTACAGTCTTGACGGCCTTACACTCTTTACAAGTGACTACAAATTTTTCATTAACTCCATGATTTACCATCGCCTGAAACACCTCTATATCATATAAATCATCAGGTGATATATCAGACGCCTCTAGTAATGCCGCCCTCTCTGCAAGACTTCCGTGATGTTTAGGGCTTATAGAAGTGGCATACTTATACATATAATCTAAATCTGGATCAAGTTTATCATCCTGTATAAGCTTACGGACTATTGCATGGTCACCGACTATCATTGGAAACAAATAAAGATTAGTCCTCTTGTGGAAATCTAAAAGAAACGGCTCTATCGTAGGTTCATCCAGTGTTATTTCTTCTAGGGAGTTTTGATTTATTATTACAGAATTGGATAAAGTCTTAGGGTCTAGAGTAGGGGCTTCCTTTAGTTTAGTAAAGGAATTATCTTTCAATACCACATCATCCTGAGTAAGGTTTATATGTTCTGGATTGCTACATTGATAATTCACTATATAGGGGGCACGACTGTATGAGTTAAGTCGTAACCAATATAGTATAAACCAGAAATCTCCTAGTGTAAGATCAAAGACGGGTCTATCAATTGTTTGACCTACTGCCTCGGCTAAGGTTTTAAAATCACTTATTACTGTCGCCCTATGTAATTTCTTTAATTCCGGTAAACGTAGCCTACGAATTGAAATAGTCTTAAATTGATAAAAGATGAATTTTGAGGGTAATTGGATCTGCGTGAACGCATTATCCGTTTCGCTTTTGTTTTCTAAGTCCATTGAAATCTCCTGATGTTATTATGAATTGCTCAAGTAAACAAAGGATAGACTATCCACAGAAAAAGTCTGCGTGATAACTATCCTTTCAGCGGTGCCACTAATAAAACTTAAAGTGTCTGTATCTGTAGGCCATACACCATGAAGAGTAAATCTACCTAGTGCTGCACCTGTTGCATCAGTGGGTGTTATAGTTATTGTTCCCTTATAGCTGGCTGGTACACCATATATACCTTGGTTATTAACCACCTGACCTTTCCAAGTTCCTATATAAGCAATAGAGGTAAACTTTATATCCTCATACATCTTTACTGTTGCCTGACCTATATCCTTAGATTTAGCAAAATATAGATGCTGCCCACCCCTGAATATCTGATCCGCATCTATCTTTGTTATAGGCATCTGGATTTCTTCTATATACTCTGGATTAAAAGGCTGACCTCCAGGGTACTGCATTGATACCAACCAATCAATATTCAAAAGAGGGTCTCCGCGTCTAGCCATAGCCGTTAACCAGGAGTTGGCTGTATTTGCGGTTGAACCCATACCTAAAATAGCACCAATATCAGGTAAGTTGACGCCTGGTATATTAGGCATCTTGAATATCTTACCCAACGCACTTACACCCTCTGTTCTGAGATTGGGTATATCTAACGTGAAAGGGTGATTAGGATCAGGCAGTACGGCTGCGGGGGTGTTTGGAATATTAATACCCGGTATAGTCGCCATCTTAGTTCCTTAGATAAAAGTAAAGATAAATGCTCTTAGGCATCATCCCAGCTATCATATTGGAAGGTAACGGCAATATTAACAGCAGTAGAGGTTGCCCCATCTAGTGCAACATCGGGCATTTCTTGCGGCCACATACTACGAATATTAATTGTACGGACGGTCGTTCCAGCATCATCGTACATTAATATTTTTGCGTCCGTAGCATAAGAGGATTTAAAGTTACCCGAATTGGTACGCACATTCCGCGTGAAGTCCATCCATTGACGGATAGCATCACGAGTAGTCATATCCCTAGTTTCTAGGTAGGTGACTGCAAGCGTATGTGTAAAGGTTTGACGTCCTGCTGAAACAGTTTCTGCCCCATGCAATTGGATTAGAATTTGATCTATCTGTTGACCTGGTATATTAGTCTGCATACACTTTAGGGTCAATGCTCTTGTATTGCCACCGCCTGGTATGTTCGGAATGAGCATATCGAAGTTGTAACCAAGCAGAGGATCCGGAAGTGAAGAAATATCGGCAAGAGAAGTACGACTCATGGTAAATCCTTTCTTATAAAGAATACGGGTTATAAAACTATGCTGCTCTTTTAGCTTCTTTCATTTCTCTATGTTTCTTAGCCCAAGCTTTTATACCAGATTCACGTAGTCTACGGCGTGTCTCTTTTGATATAACACGAGCCTTAACTGCTTCACTAATAAGCCTCCTTGTTTCTTTAGAAGGGTTGGTTTTACCCTTACTTATATTATCTCTATGTTCTTTTGTATATACTCTACCACTATTAGATTCACTAATCTTTTTATATATGGCTTTTTTCTTACTAGTGGACATATTAGCATGTCTCTCTATTAAAGCCTCACTTAATTTCTTCCGAGTCTTATTGGAGGGTAGATGCCCTGAATGACCTTCACCTCCATCTGTAAGATTTGTAAGGGGTCCAAAACCTAAATTTCTACGACCTATCCTAGGTATCATAGACATCTCTAAATCCAGTGCCTGCTTTTCTGTTAGATAATTGCAGGTACGTTTTATTAAAACAATAGGTTCTAGACCAGCTTTTAGAATTTTATTTATTACCCTTGTTTTGAAGGGGTTTTGTTTATCTTTTAAGTGACTGTTAGCTCTAGCTTCTGTACCTTTACCGACATAGAAAGGTTCATTATGAAAAACCCATCTTCCGTAACGGAAGTATCCAGATTTCCTAGTGTCCAGTAATACATAAACACAATATATTTTCTTATGGGACAAACGATGCATAGGCCTAGTAGCCATAGTTGATACCCCTATTTAGTAAGGGATGTATCAAACGTCTAGTAAGAGAAATAGGCTCCTACTGGGGTAATTAGTCCCATCAACGCTTGATACATCTAATTAGCGTAAATCTAGAAGGCTAAGCTTGTTCTTGCCATTATATTACTCCTTAATTAGAATTGCTATTTACTTCTATCCACAGAATCAAGATTTCGCCTTTTGTGAATATCCATATTAGATTGATAGCCGTTTATATCCTTCTTGATATTACTATCTGGAGTAGGTGGTTCCCATTCGGGATCCTCATACTGCAAACGGGCAATAATCTTCTTTTTGAGGTATAACAGTTTAGGGCTCATAGTTAGCTCAAATTATTGATTCTTTCCCTAGCAGCCGCTGCCCTTTTTTGTGCAGCTTGTTTCTGTTCAGGTGTATCAGCATCGTTAAGATCCTCTTGTGCCCTTTTTAATGATTTACGCGCACTCCTTAAATGCTCCTCTTTATCAATTTTATCAATAGCTGTTTCTAGCACGGACGCACCCTCAGATACTTCATTCAGGTCAATGGACTTATTAAGGGCTTCACCAAGACGCTTAAGGAGAATTTTATTCTTAGTAAATGCCCTCTCAAAGTCGGCTACTTTTATATCGGCATGGAGTGGAAATACCTGAGCGTATGCAACCATCCCTACAATACAATGCTCCGCAAACGTACCCTCTTCATAAATTTTCAGACGTTTTAAGAATCTCTCGGTGCGTTTTAATATCTGGGGTGTTAGTACAATCCGACCAACTGTTTCATCATCTGCTATCTCTAGCAGCCTAATCTTTTTCATCGCTATCTCCTTGAATAGGGTGGAACAATCATGCCCCACCCTTATTTAGATAAATTAGAACTGACCACCCGTGCTAGCTGCCAACTGTGTTAAGGAAACACCCTGCTGTGTAGCAACAAGCTGAACAACTATTTTTGTTGCTGGTAAGGTGGGTGTCAGATAAATATCTACGTTCAGTTGCCCTTGTCCTGTAGTTATTGCTGGGTTGTTTGAGTTATCACACACAACCAAGAAGTCTATCAGACCGCGGGCATTCTTTATAGTTTGTAGATACTGACTTATGCCACCTACTATAGAGGTTCGTAGGAAGTCATCATTCGGTTCAAAGACGGAGTATAGCAAGTATTGTTCTACAGCTATATGGATAACGTCAAACAATCGGCGCACGTTCACATAGCTTAGGGCACTAGACTTACCCTGTAGCGTAATCTGTTCCCAGACTGCAATACCGTTCCCTGGGAAGTTACGCATATAGCTGATCTGCGCTGGTGCAAGTAAGTCGCGCATACCCTGATTGTAGATGTAACGTAAACCCAGAACAGCAAGCAGACCACGATTCAAACCAGCTGGAGCTCTCCATGGATAACTCACACGATCTGTCCGTGCATATATAGCTGCCACGTGACCTGCTGGCGGTACATACACCTGACGATTATTGTAATTATCTTGGATATATACGTCCGGTGTATATAACGCACTACGATTACTATTCAGATTCAAGGTAACATTCCGGTAGTCAAGAGCCGCTGATACGGCCTGACTTGCTGTGGGTATACCCAGGATAGCAACGCAGTCCTGGCGGTTCTGTGCAACAGCGTCCATAGCGTAATGCACCACTGGATTGCTGTAGCCACCGTCCATCATAAGACGAATAGTGATTGCTTCCTTGTCGTTGAAATTAGTGGTCCACCCATTAGCTACATCACTATTGGTAACAGCAGAACCATCGGCTCCAGTAGAGAGTGCAGTTTGTGGTATAGAATAGACTAAGGGAATAGTCGTCATCGAAGCCGCATTAGAGTTAACACGGATTCTAGTGCTATTCGTATTAATCTGCTGAGTGATCTCCAGTTGTTGACCGAAGGCATCCAGTTGCGGTGTCATGGAACAGTTGTAGGTTTCTACTGGATTAACTGCTGAGAAGTCCAGTTCGTAAACATTAACTGTGAACACTGTTGTATACCCATTAACCAGAGGTGGGGCAAAAGTCGGTGCAACAATCCCTAAGTCCGTATAGGAAGTACCTGCCCCTGCATTCTCAATATAACCTACTGTGCTGATAGTATTGTAACCAGCAAATGTCAGGACGGCAACGGAAGAGATAGCCGTTGCATTCTGGCTCAGTGTAATAGCCGAAGTACTAGTTACACTAAGTACTGTAGTCCCTACAGGGATACCGGCACCACTAACAGTCATACCGGCTGTCACACCTACAAACAGTGCAGCAGAGGTTACGGCTGCTGATCCAGTTGTTGTT